CCGTCTTCAGCAGCCCCAAGCGTGATGGTGCCCGTCCCGGTCGTGGACGTGGCGACTTTGACGCGGTTGGCGAGCGTAACCATGGGTCACCTATTAGCTAATACGGACGATGGCGTTCGAGGCGTCAGCGGTCGGGAAGGACACGGTGAAGTCGCCAGCGGTCGAGGTCTTGTCGGCCCCGAAATCCAGAACGGCCACGGCCTTGTTGGACGCGGACGAGTTGTAGATCAGCGCGCCGCGCGCGGTGATGGTCGCGTCGGCCCACGTGGTGTCCGAGAAGTCGATATACGCCGTGGTGCCAGAGGTGGAGACCGCGCCGCCCGTCACGGTCAGCGTGTTGCCGCCCGCCGTGTAGTTGGTGCCGGATACCTCGTTGGTGGCGCTGTACGCGGTCGTGGTGGCGTCCAGCGTGGCGCTCGACGTGTACAGGGCGATCTTGAAGATGTGGGTGGTGAAATCATGGACGCCTTCCATCAGTTCCTTCTTGAAGGAAGTCGTCATTGCTTGCGTGATGGCCATGTGGATGCTCCTTACGCCATTGCCTTGGCGCGCATGCGGATGGAAGATGAACCGACTTTAGCACGATCCGACTCAATTTGCAGGGCGTTCATCGACTGCTCCAGCAGCCCGCCCCAGACCTGAATGCGCTGGTCGTCATCCAGATACGGCGCGGCCTCCAGCAGCGCGCCGTACAGATACACGTCCGGCGCGGCGGTCAGCAGCCAGTTGCTGGTCACGCTGTCGGACAGCGCCGGGATTTCTTTGTAGTAGGTCAGTTCCGCCGTGTAAGTGCCATCAGGCGTCGGCACCAACTGGAACTCCTCGCCGATCATCGTGAAAAAGCGCGACTTGGCGCTCGCGCCGCCGGACAGGTGCAGTTCCTCGGCGGCCTGATCGGGCGTCACGTATTCAAGCGTGGTGATGGGCGTGGTGTTCAACTGGAAGCGCACGTTCTCTAGCCAGTCGCCCGGCACCGCCACATAGCCCTCGTCCACGCTGGTGGTCGCGCGGGTCATCATGCGGTAGTCGCGGATGCGGCGGTTGAACTTGGCCTCGGCCAGCGAAATGAATGACGGGATGACGCTGGTCAGGTCATCCCGCAGAAGCCAATCGGCGACAGCGCTCTTCAACTCGCTGTAAGTTGTGATTGCCATCACAGCGTCCCTTCTCTGGTGCGAAAGACCCGATTGTCGGGATCGTTCAGCCACTTCTTCAGCGCAGCGGGATCGTCTGCAATGCCCTGCCGCTTCAGTTCATAATACACGGAAAGCGGTATGGAAGCCACGCGGTTGATGTCGCCCCACTTGGTGCGCTTGTCGGTCTCATTCCGCGCTCGCGTGTTGCTGTCGTCAACGTCGAGCCGCTGCTCGGTTTCGATGACGTACTCGCCGTTGTCCTTGACGTGCCAGTAGCGGCGGATGCCTGTGGTGGGGTCTTCGTCAAACAGTCTTTTCATGATTGCCTCCTCAAAGTTGACGGGGCGAGTGTATCGCCCGCCCCGTCACTTGTCATTAGGAGGTGGTCAGGTCGGCCACGATGCCGTGAGCGGCTTCGTTCATGACCTTCAGGCCGAACTCGCCGATCAGCATGCCCTTCTCAGCGTCGCCAGTCTTGGCCAGATCGACCTTCTGGATCGGACGCAGGTAGCAGACCGATGCGTACTCGGGGTCAAGAACCCAAGCATCGCGAGCGCGCTGGAAGCGGTTCGGCACGACAGTCAGGGTGCCGAAGTCGGACATGTACACGTCTGCAGCGCCAACGATGGTGGTCGGGCTGTCCGACGGTGCCATGTAGCGCTGTGCCGCGATACCAGCGAAGGCCGACACGGCCTGCTTGTTGAACGCGCCGACCATCAGGATCGACGGGTTGCCGCCGGAAGTCCACGTCTGCTGCATGACATCCTTCAGCATCGCCTCGGTGAAGGCACGCTGGGTGCCGTCGGTGCGAGCGTCGGTGCCGTCACCAGTCGGAGCCGCACCGCTAGTGCCAACGCTGTCGTTGGTGGCGATCCATGCGCCCAGACCTGCGGTCTCGGGAGCGGTGGACGAGTTGCCAGCCACGCGGGCGTTGTTGTCCAGCAGGGTCGCTTCGATGTCGCGCTTGATTTCCTTGCCGCGCTTGGCGACTTGGTATGCGACTTCGTCTGCACGGCCAGCCTCGTCCACAGCGGCGAGGTTGTCCGCGATCACGTAGGTGCGACGACGGATGTGGGTGTAGTTGCCCAGACGGGTGGTTGCCGAGGTGGCGTCGAACGAGGACACGTCATCGCCGTTGATGACGGGCGTGGTCGAGGTGGAGGCGAGCGAGTCGGTCTGCCACTCGAAGAAAGTGTTCGACACGTTTTCGGAGCCGACGTTCGACATGAACGGCGTCTCTTCCGGCGAGATGTTCGAGATGGTGTTTGCAAGGTCTTCACGGATGCCGACGGCATCATAGGTCGTGAAGGTATTGGTGACGATAGCCATGGTTGGTTACCTCTAAGCTTGCCGCCCAGAGGTAACCTTTTATGACCTCAGAGCAGCGATTTGATGACTGCGGCTGCGTCGGCGACGCGGCCAGTTTGACGGAGGCGTTGTTGCGCCTTTTCCACACTTGAACGCTTGCGGGGCTGGGTGCCCTTGGAACCTGCCTTCATCTGCTTCGGCCCGGTCTGTTTCCGCTCGCTCTTCGCTTGCGAAATCTTCTTCTGGCCACGCTCAAAAAGCATCGCATTCCTTGCCAGTGCGACGACGCCAGCGTGGGTGATTGCATCCACGTCGGCCTCGGCGAAGCCCTTACCCAGAAGGAATTGCCGGATTTCAGCAGCTTCACGCTGCGCGGTGTCGGCATTTTTCCACTCGGGGATCAGTGTTGGAAGGCGCTCCTGCTCGGCTTTCACCTGTGCAGATTGTTGCTCTTGCAGTTGCCGTTGCCGGATTTGCGCCATGCGCTGTTGTTCCTGCTCAACGGCTCTGATCTGAGCCTCGCGCTGATCCTTCGCTTCGCGCCACTTGCGCTCTAGCTTGGTCGCTTCGATGGGGTTCTGGTCGTACAGCTTGTCCCAGTCGGGTTCCGCTTGCAGTTGCTGCTCCAGTTGCTGCCGCATGGCAGGCAGGAGTTGAGCATACTGGTCGCGTTCTGCGGCAATTTCCTGTTCCAGCGTCTGAACAGCTTTGCGCTGCTCTGCCAGTTCCTGAACCTTCCGCGTGTAGTCCGCTTGGCGCGAATAGCCATTGACGAGTTCTTCGTAGGTGACCTCGACATCCTCGCCACGCACCTTGACGGTATGCAGCGGCTCGCCGGGTTCTTCGTATTCCTCGTCGCCGGAGTCTTCGGCTTCGGCGGTCGGCTCCTCCTCGACTTCGACGGCTTCCGCCGCTTCCATCTCGGTCTCGCCCTCGGGCATGTCGCCCGGCGCATCTTCGCTCGACGCCGTATCCTCAAGGGGGGCCATCATAGCTTTGATTGCTTGTTGCGCTTCACGCAGATCGCCAGTTGCGTTGTCTGCCATCGCTAGCTCCTATTTTAAGACTTCGCGCCCTTTTCTGCAATAACCCCCGCGTCAACGTGGATTTGCAGGCGGCGGCGCAAGACATCCAGTCCGTGTTGTTCCGCCTGCACTCGCATCAGGTCGTCCACGTCTCCCATGGATACCGACCTGAATTGATCCCAGATTTCCTGCTGCAATTCGTCAAAGACGCGCGTCAGCGACTCGTCCGCCAGAAGCCTCTTAGCCTCTCGGGCGTCCGTTAGGATTTGCTCCTTGGTTTTCTTCGCCACGTACAGCCTCCTTCACCATGTCGGCCTGCGCTTTCATCACCTCCTTGGCGATGGCTGCCGACTTCTTGATTTGCTCGGCGTTAAACTGCGCGCCGTACTTGGCTTCCAACTCTGCCGCCTTCATGTACACGTCGATTTCCATCTCGTCGCGCTTGCGGTCATCTTCGCGCAGCGCGTTCTCGCGCTTCAACCGCAAATCAGCGTCCTTCATGGCCATGTCGGCCTGAATTTGCATGATCTGGGCTTGGATAAGCTGCTCGTTCACGTCCGGCTTCTCCGGCTGCGGCGGGGGCGGCTGGAACTGGGCCGGATCGGACCAGAAGCGCGAGGTGTCCTTAAAGCCCGCCAGCGAGGTCATTTCGGCCAGCGTGTTGTACAGCTTCTGAAGATCGGTGAGCGGATTGATCGGCCCCAGCGTCGCCAGAGCCTCTTTCTGCATCTCGCCCAGTTGCTTCAGCATCATCATGCGCTCGGTATCCGAGCCACGGCCCAGCGCCACGGTCGCCACGGCATCCATGGACACGTCCCACGCCCGAGGATCAATCGGCACGAACTC